CGTCGAGATGTTGCATAGCTCTTGTAATATTAGCTATTGTGATAGCTGCTCCACCTGTTACTGTATTTGCTGCACTATTTAATGCGTCCTGGATTATTAAGAATGTTTCGTTCTCAGCAAATCTCTTTCCTGCGACTTTAACATTATGTGTCAATAAATTCCATTTCGAATCTTCAAGCATTTCTCTTGTAATCCTTAATGCTACTCCCCATTTAACGGGTTTCATATTAAAAGATGTATATTGTGCTTGGTCAATGATTATTTCTGCTCCTTCTGCAATAATTCTAACGTCCATTGTATTTGGTGTAACCAAATCAATGTCATAACTTGAACCTGGAACTTCTCCTGGTCCAACATAAATTGCTGCTTCACTTCTTGGAATTAAATTCTTATCTACTTCTTCAATCAAAGTATCATGAATTTTACGAGGTATCAAAAGTTGACCCTCTGTTCCCAATCCTGTGCTTAATAGTTCTTGAACTGCTTTTAATTCTACCATTTTATAAATTTAATGAAACAATTGAAAAGCTTCCCATTCCTCCAGCTGTTATTTGTCGTCCAACTGAAAAATCATACCATCCTACAGTATCATTAGTCATTGTATTTAATGTACTCGAACCTAACGGTACTATTGTTCCTGCACTTCCTGCTGCAAATTGTTGTCCTGCGAATCCTGAACCTATTTTTGTACCACTAAGTTGTGGCATAATATATAATCCTCTCATTGCGCATGGTCCGTATGTTCCACTTGGAATATCTGTTAATGCTAAGCCAATAACCATTGAACCGATTTGTGTTGCCACAGTCGTTCCTCTGATATCACTTGTTGCATAACTCTCTGCTCCCGAGCTTACAATACATTCTGTTCCCGAACCATTTACCCAGTAACCTCCTGAAATATTTTCATATGCTAACACAGTTATAACTCTTGGCGTTCCGCCATCTGCAAGTTGTACTGCTCCATACGGGTTTCTTGGTACTATTACCATTTCTTGTTTTCTTTCCTCCTTTTTAAATTATATATAAATCATCACTATAAGTGATGTAAGTATAAAATAAGTATGAAAATTTATCTAACAAGTCTTTTAAGCTTAGTATCAGTGCTTTCTTGCTGGTAATCTCTATACACAGCATATCCTGCTTTTGCTCTTTCAACAATCATTGCATTAACGTTCTCTAATGCTTCTTCTTGTTCAGTTGATACTTCACCTTTAGTCTTGTCTTCCTTTTCATCTTCAATCTCTTCTTTAATTTGTTTCTTAACTACTAACAATTCTTTCAATTCAGATAATTGTTTCTTCATTTCAGTTAGTTCTGACTTGTCAAGGTTCACATTAACGATTGGAGCTTTTTCTTCTGCTGGTGTTTCAACTGCTGGAGCTTCTGCTTCTGTTGGTACTTCAGCTTCTTTTGCTGGAGTTTCAACTTCTGCTTTTGCTTCTACAGGTGCTTCTGGTACTTCTACTTTTGGTTGTTCTTCTTCTGCCATTTCCGTACTCTCCTTTTTATTTAATTTGTTATCAACAAGTTTAGCTGCTTCTTTAAGCTTAAAGCTATTTTCAATAGCCTGTGCTAAATTTGCTTGATTATCACCTGGAACTGCTACTAAGCTAATTTCCAATCCTCGTATACCTAATGCTTTCATACTTCCATCATCTTCTTCAACTAAGTCATCTACCTTAGCTCCAATACTAACACTTTGAATTCTTCCATCCTTAATCATTTCAATTATTTTTTCATCCATAATCTTAGCTTCATATTCAATCCTTTTCTGACCACTATTAAAACTAACATTTTGTGTTGTTCTTCCAACAATAGAACCAATTTCATTTCTATGGTCTAACAATATTGGCACGTTCCTAAATGTACTTGCTGCCTTTGATAACTCTTCTGAAACATACTTAACATTGTTTAATGTTGTAGTCTCGTTTATAGCTACCCCCCTGATTAAGAAATCTTTTCCTGATTCTAATGACTCAACAATTGGAACATAAAACTCTAAAACTTTCCAACTCTCATCATTTTTTTCTTGTACCATATCAATATTTGTCTTCATACTTTAATATAAAATATATTTTCTATTTATAAACTATCTAGTATATATTATATAATTTTATTTTTCTATTTTTTCTGTTGAAGCAGGGGGTTCTTTAGGGATTTCGTTTTGCAAAGCCATAATAACTTTATTGAAGGCTTGAACTTCTGCTCCTTTAAGAGTAGCTCTTGACATAAACTCCAGACATGCTTGTATTTCGTTTTTTGTTAAACTCATATTTTATCCTCCTTATGCTTTTTCTTCTAATAATTTAATAGCATCTATTTGTTCTTGAACTTCAGACAATCTTTCTGTTATTTTTCCTTTTTCTTCTTCTAATTTCTCAAGTGTTATATCTCTTGAACTAAATAAAACATCAACAACATTTCCATCTTTATCTATTCTTTCTTCAAATTCTTTCAAAATAATTTCATCTTCTTCTGTTTCTTTTGTAATTGTAAAACTCATTTTATAACCTCCGTTGTAATCATTTTATGCATCAGCATATAGAGCAATTCTATATACTGTCCCATTTAATTCTATTCTTGCACTTGCAGGCGCAAGAGGATGTCCTATTCCAGCAGCTATTGAACCTCTATCACTCCCTACTAAATCTACAAATCCTTCTGATAAGTCATCTTGGACCAATGTTAAAACAGGTTGTGCACCTGTAAGATGGTCTTGTAATATTTCAAATACTGGTACCGAAGCTGCTGTTGAATTTCTAAAGAAATATCCAGCCCTAACAGCATCAGATTGACTCTCCACATTTATTGCTTGATTATAATCAAAATACAATTCATCTTCTAACCAAATAATAGTTGCATCATTACCAGAATTAAAAGTAATTGCTGGGTCACCTGCTGAACCATCACCTAATGTAATTAAATTTGAAGTTGTAGTTATTGTTCCATCTACTAATAAAACATCAGTTCCTGGGTCACTTGTTCCTCCAACATGAATACCCCCAAGAGCATATAAATAATCTTCAACATGAACAATACCATTAACTTCTAAAGTTTCATCTGGGTCAGTAACACCAACTCCAAATTTCCCATTACGAATCCAACTATCAGCATTATCTAATCCTGCTAACAATACATTTCTATTTCCTGTAGTATCATAAACACCCAACTCTGCACCCCCTGAAGCATCTTGAAGTACTCTAAGCATTGTAACACCAGCTGAATCTGTGATTTTTAGAAGCTGTGCAGAAGTTATAGCATTCCCTTTAATTTCAAGAGTGTGGTCTGGGTCTGCTACCCCTCCAATCCCAACATAACCAGTATCTCCAGTAATTCTCAAACCTTCCAATTGAGTTATATCTGAACCATGGTCTCTTTTGAAAACTAAATCTGCATTATTGTTTCCATTCCATAAATGTTGAATTGCCCAAACATCTGAACGACCAAGAGTTAATTGAGAGAAAGTTCCTGCTGTTCCTCCATCTCCTTCATTGTCGATTAACATTCCTCCCTTATATGCTGAAGGTCTCAAAGCACTATTATCTGAATCGTCTTTAAGATGTAATAAATCTACAGGATTATCAATTCCAATCCCAACCTTTCCCGCAGCATCAACTTGAACCGCAGCATCTGGGTTTCCATCACTTGCACTAAGTTCACTATGTCTATGCAAAGTATCAGCCATAGAATTATCTGTTAAAGAAGTAAGCTCTGCTCCAGTTGTGTCTGTATCATGGTCAACAATTAATTTATTCTTTGTTTTGCCATGGTCTATAATTCCATTCAATGCACTTATCTCAATTGCTGCTTCACTAAAATCAGCTGTCATTTATACATAACTCCCAATATTAATCAATGCATCGTTTGGTCCACTATAAGACCAAATACTAACATAACTTCCTGCTCCAATAAATTGAGTAACACTACCAATTACATTTCCTGAATAAGTAAATGTATAATGAGGATTATTCTGAAATTCATTTATAGGCGTTTGTTGATTTTCAATTGTCGTAAAAGCTCCACTTGGATATACTCCTACAATATCAGTACCACTAATCAAAGCTCTTGTGTCTAATCCTATTCCAGTATCTCCTGGTATATCTGCCATTTCTTAATCTCCTTAGTCTATATAAGAATGATATCCAACTATTGTTGAATAAACATCTTGAGCTGCTGAATCACGATTTGTCATTGTTAAAACACATCTTGAACCAAGCCCGAAGTATAAACCATTAGATTCTCCTCCAAAGTCTAAATCAATATTAGGATTTGCTGTTGAATTAAATGCTGTTGCTACCGGAATTGCACTATCGCCACTTGCAAGAATCATCATTTTTGCTTTTCCACTAAATCCACCTAAAACCTTTGTTACGTAAAATGAACCTAATGATACAAAACTATGTGAACCTATTGCTGCTGCTGATACTGATGCTGATGTCTTATAGTCTTGTACTAATCCTTCATGTGCTGCTGTTGATATAGCTATATCTGGTAATGAATAAATACTTCCTGCTGTTTGAACTTGATTACTAACTTCAACTATTCCACTAACTCCAATTCTTGACGAAGATTGTATAATTACACTACCTACTCCTGCAAGATGAAATGAACCTGTTAAATCTCCCTCAGTAAAAATTGCTCCACTAACTCCAAGTAATGGTGCTGATTTTATTATTACACTTCCAATCCCTGCTGGATGAAAACTACCAGTCATATCACCATTAGTGAATATATCTCCACTAACACCAATTAAATTAGACGAAACAATTGCAACACTACCAATTATTGGTAAGCTACTATTATAATCTGCCATTTATATTTTTTCCTCCTTTTTACTTATTGTCTCATCAATCAATTTTAATTCTTCTTGTATCTTTATTATCTCATCGCTGTGAATTTCTTTTTCAAACTTCAATCTTTCAATTTGATTTTTTAAATTTAATTCTCTAACTTCAACTTCTACTATTTTATAATTTAAATCACTTATTTCAAATTCTTTATTTCGTTTCAAAAGCTTTGGCTGCATATCACCTATATCTGCCATATTAATTTATATTCTCTCTTCTTTATAAAATATACATTTTTAATTATATAATTCATATTTCTAACTCCTGTCCATAAAGGGTTGCTTCAAATCCTTGATTATTACTATCTTGATGTTTTCCAGTTATTATAACGCTTCCTGTAGTAAATCTAAGAGGATAAATATAAGATTTTTGTATGTTTCTTTCTGCTGGATTTATTTTTAATATAGTCTGCAGAGCACCATTATAAAACAAATTAAATCTTGTATCTGCAGAAGCAGTAGCATCAAATCCATTAAGATAATAAATACTGCCAATAGTAATAATATGCTTAGTAATTAGTGTTTCTGTATTAGCAATAATTCCACCTATTGAACCAATATCAACAATTGGAGTGTGATAAAACATAATGCTTCCGCCTTTGATATAACTCTCAGAACCAACAGCTACATTAATATTTCCAGATATAGAAATTTCATTTTCAATATAAACTGAACCAGCAATTGTTTGAACTGAATAGCTACCAATAGTTTCTGGATTATTAATTGTTACTTGCGGTTGATTTGTTACAACAGCATTTACACTACCAACACCAGTCCATGCTGTTCCAAGATTTATATTATCCCCACTTGTTACATAAATGTTTTCTAAGCTTAATGCTAAACTTCCAATAGCAATATTAACTCCACTTACATTAACACTTCCATCGGGGTTAACAACTAATCCATATTGTGGTCCTGATGCACTTATAATTTGCTCTGGCATTTTAATATGTCCCCATTTCTGTTTTTGTATTTTTTATCTTTAATTCTGCTAATATCAACCATAATAAATAGTTTGTAACTTCTAAATCTCCGTAAAAGAAACTCGGCTTTTTAATACTTGATTTTTTAGACTGCGTTCCTATACTTTGCATATCATCAAAAAAACGCTGTAAATTTATACTTTCTCTACTAAATTCTTGACTTTCTACATTATGTTCATTGTCTTGTTTAATAGTTTCTAACCATTGTCTCCAGTCTACATCTGCTTCTTTTATTTTCTTTACCATTAATTTAATCCTTCTTTTTTAATATTTATAAATTCGAGATGTTGCCGTTGTCTATGAGTTGATGCTCTTACTCCTCGTCTCGTAGTTTCATCTTTATTCTCTCCTTCTATCCCAGCTCTTGTTCCTTGCAATTCATTTGACATACCAGCTCTTAATACTTCTTGTGGTGGTCTTTCTCCTTCTCCAGAAAAATCTTCCCAATCTCCAGTAATAACTACATCTTCTTGGTCTAATATAGGATTGCCACTATTACATTCATGAACAAAATCTGTAACATCAAACCCAACTACATATCTTTGGTTGCAATGTGGACAAATTTTAACTGGCATCTAAATCATCCACCATTTGATTTTGCATTTCTTTATTTTTTTCTATTAGACGAACCATACAAGCCCCGCATATCCATTTATTTCCGTAATATGTAAAAGCATCGTTTGTACAATTTTTAACTGCGCATTTCATCATCATTATTAAGTGTAGGAGTCACTAAACCTCCCATTATTTCTATAAGGTAACATAATAAATAGCCTTCTTGCTCTGCTATTTGCATTCTTCTCCCATCTTTTAATACAAGAAAATACTTCTCTTCATCTTCCCATAAATTTTTATATACTTGTTTCATTTTAACAATACATATATTCCTCCCAACCTATTGCTGACACTTTTAATTCTTCTAAATTTGATAAGTCATCCTGAATAATAATTTTAATTTTATCCGCATCTTTCCCACATAACATTATCGGCTTAGGAAAAGAAAAACTTGCATTATAATATACTGATGAACCATTACTCATTGCATTTGTTATCTCGGCATAAGGTTGTACTAATAATTCTCCGCTTCCTGTTAATTGTGCCATTATTTCTTAACCCCCTTTCGTCCACCAGTCATCTTTCCAACTCCTTTTCCACCAGCTCTTCCTCTACCAGCTCCTCTTCCATCTCTTGGTCCTTGTGAACCACTTCTTGGTCCTGTTCTATCTCTATTTGCCATTTAATTTATATCCTCCTTTATATTGTTTGTAATCATTTTAATTCTACGACCGGACTATAAGTACACCGACACATACTATGAGCAGGCATTCCTGGTCGTTCTGATATTTTAAAAATCTGACCATTAAGAGTATCACACTCTACACAAGTCCTCTCACCAAATGATGCAACCCATTTAACTCGTTCTACTCCACTTTTTTCATAAAATTCTACTGCTCCTTGATTAGCCATTCTTGTAACCTCTGTCCTTACAATATTAATAGCTCTTTTTTCTGCTGTTCTTGATAATATAGGCAAACCACTTGCACCTAACTTTATTGAATCTCCCTCCATCCTATACAAATCTTTTAGCCCAACTTTTTTATTAACTTCTTTTGCTATTATAGCCATTCCTTGTCCTTTTTTAAATCCTGCATCTAAAATAGTTCTTAACTCTTCTACTTGTGTTGTTGTTAAATATCCAGCTGCAATTTGTGATTCTGTAATTCCTTTCAAGAAACCAAAGTCATATGCTTTTAAAGCATTTTCAATTTCTTTTAAATATTTTTTATAATTAAAGCCTAACCATTCCGAAATGTCATTTATGTTGCTCCAACTTTCTGTACAATTTGGGCAATCTTTAATATATTCATAATTTGTAGAATTGGTATGATTATGAACATGATTATGAACTTTCGTTTTTATTTTTTTTTTAACTTCCTTCACAGGAACAATACCCTTAGCTTGTGCTTTTGGTTGAGGAGGTCTTTGTGCTGGTGGTTGTGGCTTCTGAGGAAAGTTTCTATTCTGTCCTGGAACAATTGGAATTGGTTGAGCTTCTAATCTCTTTTGCTCTTCTTCTTGTTCTTGTTCTTCTTCAAGTTTTGCTTCTTCATATTCGTTTATATCTAATTTCAAAAGATTAACTAATTCCTTTTCTAACATATCTTTAAGAGTCATACTTGTTGTTGGCGCCTTAATTAAATCACTCATCATAGCCATTCGTCCTTCAACTGCTAATGTTGATGGTGCTCCCCATTCAAATTCAACATGAACATCAAATCCATTAGCAACCAATACTCTCTGAAATATCTCTTGTTCAATAATCTTTTCAAATTCTGCTTGAATACTCTGAATCCTTCTCTGAAATCCATCCATTTGAACTTTAGCAATTCCTTCATTAATATTAGCCATACCAAGTAATACAGAAGGTATTTGAAAATCATAAATAAGTTTGTTTAAATCATATTCTAATGCTGTTAAAAACTTATCACCAACATTTGGAAAATCAATAACTTTAAATTCAACCAATGGGTCTGTAGCCCATTCTTGTTTATTATTAAGAAGCTCCAAGTCTTTTCCGAATGCTGCTACATCTTCTGGTTTAGGAATAATCTTAGTATTTCCATCTATCTTTCCTAACTTAGCATGAATAGGAGAATTAGCTTTCCTGTTTATAATCATATTCATATCATTTTCTTTTTGTATAATATTATTAATATCGCTAAGTGCTGGATAACCAATTCCTAATCCATAAGCGCAATCACCGATTACATTAAATGGAACATTAGCAATTTGATGTGGCTTAAATGGAATGACTTTTTCTTTTGCAAAAATATCAAATCCTCCCGTATATTGATTATAACCTTCAACAATGCCTTTTTTATCTCTAACAACATACATATAATCTGCATTCAATACTTTCAATCCTTTAACGCCTTCTTTTTTACTACCACCAATTTCCAAGAATCCATTTCCCTTAACAAGAGCTTCTTTACACCACTTACGAAGAACAGTATCAAAATTAACATCTTGCATAAAATCTTCTATAATTGTTTTTGCTCTATCATCTTCACACTCAATAAAGAATCCAGGACCAACAATATAATCAACATATTTATCGACAACAGCTGTAAAGAATCCAAACTTTTTATAAAGTCCTTCAAGTGTTTGAAAATTAAAAGGATGCTTCTCACCTAACTCAGCAGGAAACTTAACCTTCTTTTGTTCGACTTCTCCTTTAAATTGTTCTGTTAAAAACATTCCCGAAGCTATCTTAGGAGTATAGCTAAGTTCAATCACCGCAGGTTCTGCTAATGAAGCTACACTTTTGTTACTAAACGGATTCCAACTCATAAATAAATAAAAATAAAGTAATTTAAAAATACTTTATTTTAAATTATATAATTAAATATTAAGCAACAGTAGGAACATAGGTATCATCGTCATCCTTACAAGCCCAGCAAGCAAGAGCAAGAGCATCACAATAATCATCATGCCCCTTTTCACTATGATGAATCTTCAAATCTCCACTACTCATAGTTTCATATCTTAAATCCATAAGCTGGAATATAAGTTTTTTATCATTAGGAAATTTAATCTTTTTCTGTAACATCAACTTTCTCAAATTACTATACATATCCTGCTTACTCTTGTTTGTAAAGTGCATCCCTTCAACTCTATATCCAAATGTTTCTTTAAGCACATCAGTTGGACCAGAACCCAACCCAGTCTCGTCTGTAAGTATTTTAACAAAGTTATAATCACGCTCCATATTAACAATTCGACCAATAGCATCGGTAAGCAATTTATG